GCTTCCAGGAAAGCCTGGGTCATCTTAGGGTTACCGGTCAGCAGCTGCACTTTGTCATCAGGCAGGAAGTCAAGCTGTTCACCTTCCCTAAGCCAGCCCTTCTTCCAAAGGATGCCTTCAGCTGCGCTAATCTGGGTGGGGGTGGTGATGCCAATGCTTTCCCACCAGGCTTGGCTGGGCTTCTGGCTAGGCTGGGGCTTGGCAGTGACCGGCTGGGCATAGGGCTTAGACCGGCTAGCCAGGTTGCCATCATCATCAGCCAGGTCTGTATCAGCACTGATACCTGCCAGGGTGCTGATGGCATAGCGTCTAAGATAAGTGGTGATGCTACCCACCATCTGAAGGTTTGCGCCTTCAGACTTCACAGACAATTCCTTGAAATCAAACCGGTGACCGGTGTGGTGCAGCACTTCTGTCTTAACGGAAATCTTACCATCTTCAGTGTGGGATGTTTGCAGGATAACCAAACCATAGCTGCAAAAGACCGGCTTAACTTCAGCCAGCAGGTCAGACAGCCCATAGTATTTGGATTTAAAATGCGGGTTAAACTTCTCAGCAGCCACATTGTGACAATGGGCAATGGCAAGCACCAGGGCTTCATTGGGGCTGAGCTGCTTGACAGCATCCGGCAGGGTGACCGGGGTGATGATGGTGGGGGTGGTAGCCTGGGCTTCAGGCTGGGTGTTATCTTTTGTTTTCTTCATTGGGTGTGTTGATTAGAAATGGATTGGGAAAAAACGGACAGCCTTAATGGTGATGACTTCCCTGTTGTCATCTGTATCAGTATCAACCTGGCTGATGATGTAGCTGTTACCTGCCCAGAAAACTGTGCTGGCAACCATCAGCTGACTGCCAAGGCTGAGCTTCTTCTTTAGCTTAGGCTTCTTCTTCTTATCTTTGTGTTTCTTCATTGGGTGTGTGGGGAAATTGGAGCTTCAGACAGGGCTTGAACCTGCAACCTATGGTTTACAAAACCATTGCACTACCATTGTGCTACTGAAGCAAAGGGCTTAGGCTTCCTTCTTAATCTTCTGGGTTAGGGAAACATAATCAGCCAGGGCTTCAGGCTTATTCAGGTTGATGCGCTTAGTCTGACCACCCTTGCCTGTTCCCAAATTCCACAGCTGCTGACCATTGTGGATGATGGGCTTAAGTTTCCGGGCTACTGTGCCACAGGGAAGGATGACATAGGGTGTGCTGCCAATCGGTTTGATTTCCATAGGGTGTGCGGGTGTTTAGTTTCTAGGTGAAAAGTTTAAGGCATAGTCCAGGATTAGCAGGGCATCACTTGTCTTAAGGGTCAGACCATCCTGACCTGGGTAGCGTCTGCTAGCTTCTGCTTTCAGGGCTGACTTCCACTGCCCTTGCATCAGCTTACCCTTGGCAATGCCTAGCCCTGCTTGCCAGGTCTGTGGGCTGACCAGGATAACCCGGTGCTGTCTGCCAGCAGCCCAGCCTTCCAGCCAGCCACAGGATTTGCCTAACTTGAAAGCTGCACTGCTGGGGATGATGCGCCCCACAAAGGGTGGCACTTTTTCAATGAAGATAACAGACCCAAAGGGGATAAGGTTAGACAGCTCAGCCGGGTCAGCCGGGATGGGATGCAGTTTAATTTCCCAATGCCCATCAGGTCTTTTGGCTACGATTGCCAGCCCACCGGAAGCACCAGGGTCAAGGGCTGCAACAGCAGGGTAGTTATCTAGAAGGTCTGTTTTCAAAGCAGGATTATCTTAGCAGGTGTGATTTCCTGACTGTGATGGCTGGGCAATTGGCTATGTCAAACCCTCTTTTCCTGTAACCATTGAAGCCTAGATTATGGATGGCATACAGGTCAACCAGGGTAGCCTTCCTGCCGGTGGCTTGGGTGAAGCGCACAGCATTGATACTAAGCCAGCTGTGCAGGTAGTCCCTGGCAATGGTGGCATCCAGGGCTTTATGGTAGGGATACACCGGCAGACCCTGCTTCAATCTCCAATGGGAAGTGTCCTGCCAAGCAGCATAGTGAAACTGTGCCAGCCCCAGACCAGCACCCTGGTCACCCCGGGCTGAAGCCTTGCCACTGCTTTCAATGGCAATGACCTTATCCAGCATAGCCGGGGTGATGGTAGCCTTAGCCACTGCGCACATAAGCAATAGGGGTAGCAGGGCTGCTTTCATTTGCGGACAGGCATTGTGTAACCCTTCTGCACTTCGCCATCTTCCCAGGTCAGCCGGTAGCTAAGGGCTAGGAAACCACCATAGGCAATGTGCGCATCCAGCCAGACTTCACAGATGAAGGGCAGGGTTTTCAGGTGGGCTTCTTCATCAGCCAGCATAGCCTTGGCTTTCTTAAGCACACCCTTTTCAGTCAGGTCACCCTGTAACAGCCGGTCATTAAGGAAATAGAATTCCTGAAGCAGATTGTGCAGGGCAAATGTGGCTAGGTCTTTACTCACTTGGGGTGGGGGTGGGTTGTATTGCATAGGGTTATCAAAGTGGATTGGGTGGCAAGCCTGGTCACTTATCCCACCGGATGCAGACCAGGGAAGGGTGGCGCATAGACCCGGAAGGGGTGAGCTGCTGGCAGGAAACTTCAGCCACCTTGCCAATGTATTTGGAAGGGTTGTCATACAGGTCTAGGCGCAGGGCATCATCCAGCCCTGACCCCACAGCAATCATAGTGCCACAGTGGTTGACCAGCATAGCACCGGCTGCGCCATCAAACCTGCCCTTGCCAGGGGTGAAGCCAATAATGGTGCAGTCATAGGTTTCAGATGCCTTCAGTTTCAGCCAAGCCTTAGTGCGCTTGCCTGGGGTGTAAGGGCTATGCACATCCTTCAGCATCACACCTTCCCAGCCCAGCCCAATGGCAGTGTCCAGCAGGGCTTCAGGGTCAATGGCTTCACTGTCCAGGGTTTCAAACACCGGCACTAGCAGGATGCCATCAGCTGCCAGGTCATCAGTCCCCACTTCTTCAAACAGGGTCTGAAGCCACAGCCTTCTTTCCCCATAGGGGGTAGCATCACTGTCAGCCCAGCCTTCCACCATAGGCGCATCAAACACAGCCAGCCTAGCCAGGTCTGCTTCACCTGACTTCTTCATCAATTCACCTACCCCGGTGAAGAAGTCACCCATAGCAAGGGCTTCACAGTCCAGGCACAGGGTAGCCCCAATGTGTTTGCCCATCTTCAGCAGCCCCGGGGTGAGCTTGCCAAGGCTGGTGATGGCATTGCCATTTCTGGTTTCGTAAGTGACCCAGCCTTGGCTTGGGTTGATGGTGACCATAACCCGGATGCCATCCAGCTTGGGTTCAACAGCCCAGGTCTTACCAGGCTTCAGGTCACCGGTGATGCTGGAAGCCAGCATAGGTTTGATGGGTAGCATTGGGGTCACTTGCGCTTGCTGGTGAACAGGGAACACAGGCTGACACCCAGCACCACCGGGATAAGGATGGTGAGGAAGAAAAGGGCAATGCCATAGCAGCCCTGGTTGAAGTCAGCCTGGGTCAAGGGCTGGTCATAAGCAGCCCGGTGATTGGCAGGGGTGGTAGTGTGCGCTTTCATAGTGTGGTTTGTCATAGGTTGGGTGTAGTGGAAATGTGGATGCCTGATGATGTGCTTAGGCTTGGGGCTGATGGGGAATGTTCATCAGGTCAGAAAAGATGCTGATGATTGTCTGGCAATCAATCTGCCTGTGCATCAGGTGAAGCTTCTGGTTGGCAAGCTGCTTGCCTTCCTTTGTTTCAAGGTCAGCCCTGGGCATTGCCTGGTGCTGCGCCTTCAGGCTTTCCAATTCAATGGTGGCAGCACTGATGTAATAGGCAATGACCTGCTGGTTGCTGATGACCTGGCTGACAGCAATGCCGGTTTCCAACCTGCGCAGCATCATCATTGTCAGATGGTTCAAAGTGCCTGTCCGGTGGGTGTTGCCATAGTGCCTGAAGCCATTGGAAGCATACCGGATGCCAGCCTTGCGCAGTGCCAGCACCAGACCGGCTAGCACCGGATTGGTAAGGGTGGGGATGTTTAGGTTGTTAGGCATTTTCGTTTTATCAGGTGAAGGTGATTGGGTGGGGCTAATCACTTAGCCCAAGGGATGCCACAAGCTTTGCTCCAATCACCCACCCGGCTACCCCTTTTGACCCACCCACATTCAGTGTAGGTAGAAGCCCGGTAGTAAGTGCGCAGGGAAGGGGGCAGCGTCCGGTAGGTCTTAATGCCATCCTGGATAAGCTTCCAATAGGTCAGCTGTTCCTGGTGCTTCTTCTTAATGCCAAGGGCATCAACCAGCAGCTGACTGTTGGCAGGGCATTGGGCAATCAGCTTGTCATCATCAACCATCCAGGCTTCCAGCTGCTTGACCCAGAAGGGGGCAGCGTGTTCAAGCTGACCGGGTGACCAGGTTTTCAGGTCAGCCGGGTCATCAGGGATGCAGGGGATAGGCATAGTGCGTATTGTCTTAGGGTTAGTTATCTGGGTGGTGGAAAGGTTAGCTGCGCAGGTGGCTGGGCTTGCAAAGGTAGGCAGTGTGTTCATTCTGCGCCTGGTTGCGCAGCTTCTTCAGCTGCCGGTCAATGACCTGCCGGTGAAGGGCATTGGGGGCTTGCTTGCGCTTCTCAGACCAGAAGGCTGCGCTGGTCTTAGTGGCTTCATACACCCCCGGCAGGGCAAGGGCTTCAGTTAGGGTCAGGCTGGTTTTCATAGTGCGTATTCTCTTAGGGTTATTGATTAGGTTGACTGTGCTAGGTTTGCCCAGGTCAGGGCTTCTGTCAAATGGTTTGGGTGGCTAGTTATTACAACCAGGCAGGGTGATTTGTAATGGCTGGTCAGCCAATCATCAGGTAGCTGAAGTGACCCTTGAACACCTTGCCCTGGTGCTTCTTCTGGATGCGCTGGAAGCAAGCAGACCCAAGGGCTTTGGGCATCAGGTTGTCAGGGTAAATGTCCAGCAGGTCATCCAGGGTAGTGACCTGGTGCTGGGCTAGCAGCTCAGCCATCTGTTGCGCAGTGAATACCATAGACCCATCACCGGTGTCCCAAGCCAGCAGGTAATGCTTAGTGTTCGCAGCCTTGCGCCCACAGCAGTAGCACTTCTGGTGCTGGATAAGGCTGGGCTTGCAGGGGATGGCTTCAAAGGGGACTAGGCTGCGCAGGGGAGTCATTGGGCGGGTTGTCATAGGGTGGCAGATGGTCTGCGCTTAGGCAGTGTGGTCAGCCTTCAACACCCACTGCGTCCAGGCTTCCCCAAAGCCCCGGTCACTGTGGGCTTCAACCAGACCCTTCTTCACCAGGGAGCGCAGGACAGCAGCAGCCTGTTTCTTAGTGTAGATAATGTCACTATGCCCAGCCAGGTCATCAGTGACCGGGTGATTGGCATAGGTCTTTCTGTGTTCCAGCATCAGCCCAAGCATAAGCACTTCACTGCTGGTCAGGGTAGTTTCGTTTTTCATAGGTGTAGGTTGGGTGGTCAGTGGCAGATTGTCAAATGGTTTGTGGTTAGCCCTTAACCACAGTCAAAGCCCTGCTAAGGGTGGCAATCTTTTCATCAATCCGGACAACCTGATTAGCAAACTTAACCTGGTTGCTACGATTGTAACGGCGCAGGGCAGTAGCCTTATCCACTTCAGCAGTTTCAATCAAAGCAGTGACCTGAATGATAAACCGTTCCTTCACTTGGGCTTCATAGTTACCACCAGCAATTTCATAAGCTTGGCTAACCACCCCGGCAGACTTGGACAGTCCAAGCTTACCAGCCTTGCGGGTGCTGGTGCTTAGGTTGAAATTGTTAATCAGGTTTGTCATAGGTAGGTTGTTTGGAACATCAGCACACTAGCCCCCTGCTAACCCTTGCGTCAAACAATTTGAAAGGCTAGTTATTACAACCAGCTGGGGGGATTTGTAATGACCTAAGCCCCCTGTTTCCGGGCTATCTGCCTGGCTTCCTGCCTAGTGCGTAGCCAGATGACCTTAGCCAGCCGGTCAGCCTGGGGCTTCTGCTTTGCCTTCTTAGCCTTCCTAAGCAGGTCAGCCAGGTCATTGATGGTCAGCCTAGGGTTGGGCTTCATACCCGCCTAGGAAGCCAAGCCAGACCACAGCAAGCAAGCCTTACCTGACAACCCTGCCCCAGCCGGACATCTTCCAGCCAAGCGCAGCTGCAATCATACAGCACCCAACCCCAAGGGCTAGGCTTACATCCCGGCAGGTCAGCAGTGCCTGGGTTGCGCTGTTCAAATTCCTTTCCAGGTTTTTATCATCAGCCACAAAGGTCTGCCCTGGCTGGTCTGTGATTAGCAGTGCCATCACATTGGCTGACCGGATGCTGGTAAGGATGAAGTCAGCTGTAAGGTAAACAGTGATAGCGCACAGACCAGCAATGATGATGCACCCGATTACTGCCAGCAGCAGGTTGGCTGGGTGCATCCCATAGGGTCTGGTTTCCTGGTCAGCCATCACTTAGTTTTCTTCTTCTTCTTAGGTTGCTTGCTGGCTTTGCTCAATCCCCTTTGTGCTTCTTCCACCTTGCCCTGCATCTTAGCCTTAAGGAAAGCCAAGCCATAGGTTAAGATTTCCGGGCTAGCAAATCCGGCTATGCCACAGATGCACACCCGCAGATTTTCGGACTGCACATAATCCTTTGATGCGAAGTTAACGAAATAGGCAGTGACGCAAGCAGCTACCCCAGACCTGACCAGGTAGCCCCAGGAAGGCTTGTCTGTGGAAAGCAATTGCCTAGCCACCATAGCAGACCCACCTAGCGCAGCTGAGATTACCCCCTGCTTCAGTGCGTCATCTGATGTGACTGTTTCAAATGCTGGGGCTGCTGCCATTGTCCGGGTTGTTAGGTTGCTTCACCATTGCATCAGCAGTCACATCAACCTGGACAGGCTTAGGGCTGGGCTTCAGCCACCGGTAAGTTTTCACACCCATAGCCAGCAGACCCTGGAAGGCTGCAATGGACAGGGTAACCCCAATGACCCAGGGGAAATAATTGCTTTCAATGACCCAGGGCAGGGCAGCTGTCATCACCCCACCCAGCACCACCAGACCGGCAGACAGCTTGCTAACCCCAACCCAATGTCCAAAGGCTAGCAACAGCACACCTAGGGCAATCATCCCTGCGCCTAGACCGGTCAGGATTAGCAGACCCTTTTCCTTCCGGGCTGCTTCCAATTCAATCTGCTTATCTTCACAGTGCTTCTTAAGCGCAGTGATTTCAGCCTGTGACTTCTTCTGCTCGGCTTCCATCTTATGCCACAGGCTATCCAGGTCAGCCTTCAGTTTGTTCCCATAGGCAACAGCATCAGCATAGGCTTTGGGGTCAGCTGCTTCAGCCCTTTGTCTGGCAAAGGCAAGGTCACCTGGCTGGGGGTTGGAAGGTAAGCAGCTGCCACTGCCAATTCTGCTTCCACCTTGGCTGGCTTCCCGGCAGTGTTGGCTTCCCTGGCAACCTGGACAGCAGAAGCAACCCGGCTGTCAGCCTTATCTAGTTTGTCCCCTAAGACCTGGGTGGTCTGGGGCTGGGCTTCAGGCTGCGGGTCAGGCTTCACTTCCGGCTGGCAGGATTGGAACACAGCCACCACTGCCAGGATTGCCAAGCGCATTGGCTTATTTCTTCAGTGTGTCCAAGGCTGTCTTAGCCTTCTGTTCAGCATCCTTCAGCCGGTTAACATTGTTCCGGTAAACCAGGATGCCTGTAATAGCACCAGCCAGGTAGCAAGTGACAGAAGAAATGATGAGAAGCATAGGTGTATTAGTTAAGAATTGTGTAACCCTTGGCAGTCAGGTCTGCCTTAAGACCATCCAGGGTGGCATTGAAGATGACCTTAGCACCAGCGTTGTTAAGCGCATAGGTCTGACCAGCCTGGACAGCTCCAATGATGTGGGCTTTATTGTTAAAGACATAGGCTGCAAAGCCTGTGCCGGTGTAGGTTTTAACAGCCATAGGTTAGGTGATAAGGAAAGGATGGGGCGCAGTTTCGCCGTCAAAATGCAAATAAAGGGTTTCACCTGTGCCTGTCAGACTTACTGTGCTGGTGTCATCCAGGGTGTTAAGATACTGAGCTGCTGAAGAAACATAGTTAAAGCTGTAAAGGTAACCATTGCAGCTGACCTTAAACTTGCCAGAATTCCAATCACTAGCTGACACCCCACCAGCCCAGGAAAAGCCTGTGTAGTAATAGCTGCCAGCCCAATAACCCTGACCACTGATGGCAGAAAAGGTTTGGGCAATCGTCTGCTTGTAAGATAGCCCAGATGTAGGCGCAGTGCTAAGTGTGGTGCTATCAGGGAAGGTGATGCCTGTGGGGGTAATGGATGTGCCACCGGAAGAATTAGCCACCCGCACTTCATCAAATTCAATGTAGGCTTGCTGGGTTGTATCAGCAGTGTTTTCCACCCCAAAGCCCCAAGCACCCACTTCACTATCATTTGTGCCATCAGCCTGGATGATACCTGTGTGGGTGATTTGCACCCCCTTATCAGTAGCACCATCCCAGACCTTAAGGGCTGTCCCAAAACCACTATCAATGTAGAAGGGCTGGGGAGAAGTGCCACTGCTGGTGGAAGATGTAAGCCAGCCCCCTTGCCAATTCAATTCATAGCCAACAGCACAGACCAGGCTAATCCCATTGTAACCACCCCGGCTGTTGTCAAATGTCCCCTTGCTGATGTTTTGACCACCGGTGGCATCAAACACAATTGCACCGGTCATTGTCCCACCAGACAGCGCAAGGAAAGACCCGCCACCACCACCACCACCGGCTGCAATAGCTGCATCTGTTTCAGCCTTTGAATAAACATCCAAATTTGTCCTGGCAGTGGCTGTGCTGTCCAGGTCTGAAAGGTCATTGGCTTGACGCAAATAGCGCCCATCAGCTGTGGCTTCCGTAAGCACCGGGTCTAGGGTGACCGGATTAACAGCAGCTTCATCAATGACAGCTGACTTAAGGGTGCAGGGGATTTGAAGCACTGTCTGATTGGAAGCACCATCAGAAATTTCCACTTCCAGGGTTGTTTCCAGAAAGTTTGCGCCATCCAGGTAGCTGATGGCATTGGCAGTGTTGATGTTCAGGTCACCTTCAAACCCAGCAAAGGACAGCAAACCAGCATCATCAATGGTCAGTCCACCGGTGTCAGGTTCAGCTGTAACAGCAATGTCATAGGCATAAGCCCCAACCTGCTGAACAGTGACCTTATCAGCCAGGGCATCCCGGCTAAGGGCATTTTGCACTTCCAGGGCAGTGCTTCCAACAGCAATGGAAGTGGTGCTTACATCAGTCCCGGTATCAGCATCAAAGCCCAGGCTGAATGTGCCACCCTTGGGGTCAGGGCTGATGCTAGCCCGGTAAACAGCCCTGCTACCATCCCAGGCTGACAGGGTGGTTACTGTGGCAGTGCTGGCAGGAATGGCTGTGAAGGATGTGGCAAGCGCAGCCACAGTCTGCTGAAGATGCACCAGGACAATTTCAGGCTTACTGCCATCACCTTCCTGCAATACGGAAATGCCAACAGTGCTAAGGGGGATTAGTGCAGCCGCATCACCGGTGAAAGCCCCCCGGCTACCATTGCTGTTAAACTTAATGGCATAATTATCCCCAACCTTGCTGACTGTCACCCCACCGGCAGCAGTAATGCTAGCCAAAGCATTAAGGTCAGCTTGAAGATTTGCAGCTGTGACAGCATAGCTTTGATTTGATGTAGTATCCCCGCCAAAGGTCAGATGAAAATGACCGGCAGTGGGGCTGGCATCAATCTCCCCAATGGCAACCCGGATGCCAGGTGAACCCAGCCCAGCCACTTCCTGCCGGGGGTAAGACCCTAGACCGGTCTGCTCAATAAAGAAGATTTGCAGTTTAGCCAGGTCACCCAGGTAGAAGGAAGGATTGCTGACCGGGCTGGTGCTGGAAAAGTTAGGGTAGGCTAACCCAGCCTTAACATCAATAAACAGTTTGTGTGTGGTAGGTAGTGGCATTGGCTTCTTCTATGCAGAAAGGTCAAGCATCAGCATTTGGGGTGATGCTGGTTAGGACAACCCTACCCCAGCTAACAAAACAATCAACATCACCCTGGGCTGTGTAGGTGTCCGGGGCTGGAAGGTTGGGCGTATTAGCTTCCAGGGTATCAATGTAGTTTTGCTGTCCTACTGTGTATCTGATGGGGATTTGTTCAGCCACATAGGTTGTCCCATAATTGTAGCTGTGCAGCCCTGTGTCCGGGTCAGGTATCCAGCTGCCATCTTTGGCAACTAATTCCAAATAACCGGTGAATGTTTTGCCAACAGCTGCCGGGTAATAGGCATAAATGTATTTGATTAATTCAATTTCAGCAGTGGGAACAGGGTCAGGAACATAGGGAGGAATGTCCGGATAATCCGGATTGCCAGAAGCATACCCACTGAAATTAGACCAATTAAATGGGGGTGGTGAAGTCAATGTGCCTTCCCAATGTTGAAACAAACCAGCAGCTGCTACCTGTGAACCTACATCCGTAAAGGTGTAATGATGTATTAAAAACCTTAGATTGCTTGGGCAGCTTCCCCCAGCATTCCAATCATTTGATGCGCCAAACTGCAACGGATACAGGAAGAAATAACTTTCAATGTAGGAATAACATTCTTCATCCCTTGAAAGCCCAAAGTTTCCAAGCACTGCGTGAAGGCTGCACCACAGATACCGGTAAGGGGTGGAAGGCTGATTGGTTGTGTAAAGTCTCCAAGTGCGGATGCCATCCACTTCTTCTTCATTTGGTTTACCTGTTCCCCCTGTATGCCTTTCGGTTTTTACATAGACCAGCCCATTAAACTGAACAACCCCAGGCTGTCCTGGGGCATCAGTCCACTGCGCAGGGACAGTGCTGCTGGCAGGGTGAAATCCGTCTGGGTAAATCTCAGACATTGAACCAATAAAACAAAGCCCCAGAATTATTGTAAGATTGCCTGGAAACAATCAGACTTCTGGAAGTCAGCTGGCTGATTACCAGGCTGTTCCCGGTCTTAGTCACACTAGCAATGGCAAAGTGACCTAGGCTGTTAGTGTCACTAGGCACATTGTTAGCAAACAGGATTTCAACACCCTTTGGGAATACCTCCCCACTTTCCCGGCTAACCCTAACATAAACATAGCCACTGCTTCCAATGGTCAGCTTAGGTCTGGTGGTTGCATCCAAATAGTTACCGGAAACCTGGGGCATCACCCCATTGACTGTGCCAGGATAAATGCTGACTGCTGTGCTTCCGTTATCCGGATTGCTGTAAACTTCCAGGGGATGCCTTCTGCGCCCAGGCTGGTCAATCAGCAGGGACTGTCCCCGGCTATCACTAGTGAAGGTGTAGCCAACCCCAGGTTGAATTTTCTGGTTCATCAGTTATGGGTTTCGTAAACCAGGCTGTGCCAGCCACCGGTGGCAACCCGGAAGGTGAAGCGCACTTTGAAAACATTGGCATACTGTTCATAGGTCACCCCTGCCATAAATCCATAACGGATGTGGTAGCTGCTGATTGCAGCCAGGATTGGGGGGATTACCATAGACTCAGCACCGGCTATTGTCTGAAAAGTTTTGCCCACCATCTTCTGATTACTCAGCAGGATTTCCTTACTGTTTGTGTAGTAAGTGCCGGTAAACTGAAGGTCAGGCGCATTGAATGACTTAACCCCAACCAGCGCATAATTGATAGCATCCTGGTTAGACTCAGGAAAAGATTGGCTGGCTTCATCCCAGCCCAATTCCTTCAGGGGTTTACCGGTAGTGCCAGCCTTGCCCTGATAAAACTTAGGATGTGTTTGGATGGGCTGTGTGGACAGGGCAACATCACCGGTCACCTGCACTTTGGACATAGACCCGGAAGCAAGCCCTACATACTCAGCAGTTATGGTGGCAATCCCACTTTCATTGATGACATAGGAAGCCCGGTGGCAAAGCAGTCTGCCATCCCTGGGGTGCGCTTCATTCTCTTTAGGCTTCTTACCTTCAGCCACTTCAGCATCACACTTAAAGGTTAGCCGGGAAGTCATCAGCCCAAAGCCATCATTTTCAATTACCCATCCAGGCTGAAGCTGAAGGGTTGTAAGCTTATTACCTTTGGAAACAGGTGGCATAGGTTAGGCAATGAAAGTGGTTTGGTTAGGGTCTTTAGTGAAATCAACCCCAGGTCTGGGCTGTTCATTGAACACATTGTTAAGCTTTTCCATTTCACCCAAAATCTTCTGTTCAATGGTCAGGCTTTCCTTCTGGTAATCAATGACCGGGGCTGCTGTCCCTGGCATAAACTCACCAGCCATAGCACCCCCAATTTCCCGAAGGCTGGACACAGTAAGTTTATTGGCAGTTTCAGAAGCCTTGGCTGCCTTCTTAGCAGCTTCATCCTGGTCTTTCTGCTGGGCATCCAGCAAATCACCCAGGTCTTTCCTGCGCTTCTTCAGGGCTTCTTCATCTTCCTTATTTGCAGTGACTGCATTGCCAGCCATTTCTTCTTCCACAATGCGCAAGGCTTCAGCATTAAGCTTAGCCATTTCAAGGTTATGCAATTCATCAGCAGCTGCTTGCCCTGAAATAGCTGCACCCCTTTTCTTTTCTTCATTCCTTTTCCGGATGAGCGCAAGCACTTCAGCTTCAGCAGCAGCTGCAATTTCCGCATCAGTAATCATAGATGCACCACCAGCAGCCCCACCAGCACCGGCTGCACCCCTTTGCCTGGATAAATCCAACCTAATCCTGTTAGCAATCTGCTTACCTTCTTCATCAGTTTTGACAAATTCAGTGACTGCTTCCCGCTTGGCAATGGCAGCTGCTTCCCGGTTAGCCTTCTGCTTATCCCTTTTCTTCTTATCTTCCAAAATCTGCACTTCTTCCGGGGTAATGCCAGGGTCATCACCATAGCCACTGATTACCTGCTGGGCTTTCAGAAGCACCGGGATAAGGTCAGCTGCATTGCCACCCAGCATAGCAGTAGCCAAGGAAAGCTGTTCAGTGTTGCTGGTGGCACTGCCAAGGGTCGCAGCCATTGCTTCAATAACCTGGGTAGGCTTAAGCAGACCGGAAGCAATCTGTTCAGCTGAGAAGCCCAAAGCCTTCAGCATCCTTTCCTGGTCACTGCCTTTAAGTGTGGCTTGCTGGATGATGGTGGTAACTTCCTTAAACAGTTTGCCTACCTTATTCACTGCAATCCCGGATGAGTCAGCAGCCTGTTGAAGTCTAAGGAATTCATCAGCACTAACCCCAATGTCAGCAGCCTTATCCCCAATGCCAGAATAGGCTTCAATTGCTTCTTCCACCTTCTTCTTCTGTTCAGCAATGGCATCAGTCACAAAGCTGATGGCGCTTTGCACCAGGGTAAGTGGGGCTGCAAAGGAAAGGAAACCTTTGGCTAGGTCTTTCCCTAAATCCTGGATTTTCTTTTGGACTGTCTGCACAGCCTTGGAAGCCTGGTCTTTAGCAGAAATAGTGAATTCTAAGCCATCAGCCATAGTGTTAGGGTGTCTTTAGATTTGCCCAATAGTCAATCAGCCCTGGGGCTTGGCTTCCATTTCAGCCTTTAGCCGGTCAATCAATTCTTCATCATCAGTGGTCAGCAATTCAAGTTTAGCACCAGCCTGAATGTTGAAGGCTGTGGATAGCCAGATTGCCTTGGCTTCAGGCATAGTAAGGGCTGCTTCATAGCTAACCCCATTTCTCATAAGGGTAGCCAGGATGCACAGCTGCCAGGGCATCTGTTCAGCAGATTGCCCCACTTCCTTCTTCTGGTAAAACTTTGGGTAGGTATCCGGCTGGTTGACATACCGGACAAAGTTAAGGGAAGCCTGGGCAAACAATTCTTTTGATAGGGTCAGGCGCAGCCCAAGCCACTTATCCCATAGGGTCAAGTTATCCAGGCTTTCATCTGCGCAAATCTTCAGTGCAATCAGCAGGTCAGCCGGGGTTAATTCCTGGTCTGACTGAAGGTAAGGGCTGGCAATGCCTTCTAAGAAAATCCGGTGCTTAAGGCTGAAGGGCTTAAGTTTCTTCCCTAAAATGATTGTCCTAGCCGGGGTCAGGAAGGCATTAAAAAAACGCTGGTCAGCCATTATGCTAACCAGCGTCTAATCAATTGGGTTACTGTCAACCCAGGTTAGGCAATGTTTTCAAAGTCAACAGCTGTGACACTGATGCGCATAAAACCCTTGGCTTCGCCCCGTTCCTCAATCTGGGTGATGTGTCCCCCTGTAAAGGCAATGCCATTACCGGTGAAGGTCAGGGCATCCCCAATGGCAGCACCATAGGTGGTAGGCACTAGACCTTCCACAGTAAGGTTTGTGCGCTTGTCAGAATAGCGGACAGCAATCACTTCACCCACAGAATTAGTGACTTCATCAGCATTTGCCCAGGAGCTGCTGACTGTGTAGCTTTGGACAGTCAGCCCGGTCACTGTCCCATTAATTCCGTAGATGTGAGCTGTGCCTTTGGTAGTGTTGGACATTGGATTAAATGCTTTAACTATGCACCCCAAGTCAAACAGCCCACTGCGCCTTTAGGCAGGGGGCAGGACAATCAGCACTTCATAATCCAGGGTTGTCATAAAAGCCCGGTCACCCCTGCCTTCATCAATGCTGTTAAGGGTGGTATCATAGCAGCTTGCATCCCCAATGGTGGTGAAGGCTGCTTTGATTGTGGTGACATTATCCAGCACCCCCATCACATCCTGGGTAGCGTTTCTATGGGTGGTCAGGGTGTCATCATCCAGGCTGTTGAAAACCCCAACATTCACCTTGCACAAATAGTTTCCCAGACCCTGTGCAATGTCCGGGTGCTTCTGCGCACTTTCACAGCTAACAATGATGCTGGGTAGGGTCAGCTCAGTGGCTGCTTCACCCTTGAAAACAGTGAACCCAGCCAAGCCAGGTTCAGCAGACAGGGCTGCTGTAAGGGCATCTTCAATGATGTTCAGTGGGGATTTGGAAGCCATAGTGGTTATTTAGGTGATTGGTTGTTATTTGTTTTGGCAATGGCAATGCGCATAAAGTGCTTAAGCCTTCTGGTCATCTTCCCAGCCCTTGCAGCCATCACATAGTTTTTTGTTCCGGCTAGGTAGCCCACCCCAAAGATGTTAGCCAGGTCATTCCTAACCTTCATCATCACATTGTTACCCCCGCCAAAGCCCTGGTGAACATTCAAGCCAACCCCGCCGTGACCTGCTTTGTGCCTGGTTATCCAGGTTGGCAGCTTGCGTAAACCAAAGGTCTTAGGCATCCCATTGATTTGGGGTCTGCCAATCTTATTGATGGCAGTGACCCAGCCAGCCTTCATCCAGCCCACCCTTTGCTGTCTGCGCTTTGTGTAGGATTTGATTAACCGAAGGTCAGCAAATGCAGGGGGTTCAGACAGTCTGCCTTTCCCAAGGTTTTTCCGGATGCGCCCCCGGTAAAGTTTCCTTATCCGGTTATGTCTGGCTTCCAAGGCACTGTCATTTTCAATGACATTTACCCTGCGCCCAGCCCAATTCTTAAACAGTTTTTCAGCCCTGCTAAAAGCCCGGTCTGCGTTTTTATCCATCCAGATTTTATGGATTACCCCTGAAGTTTTAGGGGGCTTCCCTGCTCGCCACTTTTCAAATTTCTGTCTAGCATTGCTTTTGGAATTAATGGCTACTGCTAGGCTTTTGCTATCTTCAGTGACAACCAGGTTAATGTCATTCAGCACAGCCCAATTGCCCCACCTTTCAGCCACCTTCTTATCACCCTTGCCACCGGCACTGCCATCCAAAGGGGGACTGTAATTGATGGCTTCCCGGCAGGTCAAAGCACCTTCTTCTTTAACCAGGTCAATAGTCAGTTGCTTTGTGTATGCGCCAAAATCCTGGTAAGCCTTCAACAGTTTTTCCTGCAAAGCCCGGTTAACTGAAATCTTAATGTCTGCCACAGCAGTTAACGCTGGTCAGCATCCTGGCAGTTAAGCTGCACCCAGCAGCCACCAGGCTTCCGGGTCTTACCGGTGATGCGGAAAACCCTGCCATCCCAGGTCAGCTTCTTTCCCAAGGTCATAAATGAAGCAGCTGCCAGGACAGCAGATGTGGCTGGGATTTTAACCACTGTTTCAATCCTATCCATAAGCCCACCAGCTTCATAGCCTTGGGTTAGGGTAGCATCAGTGACCATAGCAGGGTAAGTCACTGCATTGATTGTCACTGTCTGTCCTGCCTCAGCTGCAATAGCCTGGGCATCAGCCAGCATCATAGCTGAAAGGTTGGCATCCATCATAGATGCATCACCGGACAAACACACATTGTTTTAAACTGTTTGTCTTTCCAACCAGGCACAAAAAAACCCTGCCATTTCTGGCAGGGCTTAGTGCTGTAAGGGTTTTACCCTTACGCTGTCTTGATACGCTTACCGGCTGTCCCGCGCGCCTTGGAAACCCCGAAGCGCATAGTGGCGGTAAGGCGCACAATGCCATCAGCATCCTGCGAGCGCAGCACCTGGACAGACAGACCAGAAGGGTCTGTGGCTGTGGAAACTTCGCCCGGGAACATACCCGCATAAGGCGCAGCCATACCAACCGCAAGCGCATCAGCACCACAGGCGAAAGCACCCAGGCTTTCCGAATTGGTAGGAAGGTCAGTGAATTCAAACACCTGGAAGCCAGCAATGCTGCCAATCAGACCGGAGCTGATGAGGGAGTTTTGACCAGCCTGGTTGAAAGGCGCAGTAAGGGTGGCATCCTTACGGAGCGCACCAGCATAAGCACCATTGACCAGCAAGCAGCGGGGGTCACCAGCCTTAGCGTCATTAAGGTCTGTGTTCAGGTCAACAACCTGGCTGTAATTGAAATTAGCAGCTGTGACCACTTCATTGGCACTGAAGTTAGCGTTTGTAAGGACAGCACCGATTTCAGCGTGAACCTTCTTCACCAGCTGGTTGATGGCTTCCGGAACGAAAGCCCGGGCAAGGTATTCTTCACCATACTCACCGATTTCATCAGGCGAGAAATCCTTAGTGCTGTGCAGGTGTTTAAGGGTTACGGAAACTGCAGTCAGGTTCGCGTCATCAGCTTCCTTATAGCCACCATTGGCTTTGGAGAATTCCTTAGCAGCACCACCGGACACCAGGGAAACCTGGATGGTCTTACCCACAGCCTGTGTGGAAAGGTTTGTGCTGAAGGCAGAAAGGAAGCCCAAGCGCCCCTTCAGACCAGGCAGGATGATTTCGGAAAGGGCAGCCGGAGCAGCCGAGAATGTATTAGCCATAGTAGTATTTTATTAGGTTAGGTTAAAGTTAGTTAGGTTAGGAAAGGTTAAGGGGGTCTAGGATAGCCTTATGCTTCTGGAAGAAAGCCTGCTTTTCAGTGCCAGCCTTCATCTTCAGGAAGGTAGCCCAAACAGACTTGGAATCCAGGGCTTCATCATTGGCAGACTTGTCAGCCGGGGAAACTTCCACAGGCTTCATCCCCAGGGAAGAAATCACCTTGGCAGCTTCCTTAGAAGCAGTGACCTGGTTGGCTTGGGCTTCAGCAAGCAGCTTGGAAAGCTCAGCCTTTTCAGTTTCAGCCTGAAGCTTATGCGCTTCAAACTCAGCCTTCAGCTTTGTGGCTTCATCAGCAACAGCCATCTTCTCAGAAGCCAGGGCTTCAAATGTCTTTTGAAGCTCAGACTTTTCAGCCTGAATAGTGGCAAGGGTAGAAGCCAGCTTTTCAACCTGGGCTTCAGGGGTCAGTGTGGTGATTTCGGTAGCCATCTTATCAATGCACTTAGAGTCAAATGCCATTGCTTCCCGGTCTAGTTTTTCAACCTGCCTGGTAGCCCAATCAGCTGCATCCATTACATCACCGGAAACAGACCCACCCCAGATAAGCCAAGCCACAGCACCAGCCCCAGGGAAGTCATCATTACCAGGTTTATTCTTAGGCGCATCCAGGTCAGGCTTATGCCTAGCAAACCAGGCTGGCATCCTGCGCAGCTTGCTTTCCGTAGTGAAGCCCTGGGCAAATTCCCGGGCTTCATCCAGGGTCTTATCAGTCAAGCCATCCCCACCCTTGCCTTCCCGGTTGTAATCCAATCCCCTTTGGGCATTGGCTTTGATGAAGGCTGGAACATCAATTGGCATAATCAAACAGCCTTCTTCACTGCACCAGGTTCAAGCTGCGCCATAAGCACTTTGAAGCTGTCCACCAGACCGGTAGCCAAACCCTTGGCAGCTGCTTCCCTGCCGGAAATGGAAGCACCGGTAAGGTCAGCATCAGCCACCATTTTGCGCTTCATCTTCACATTGGCTTTGAAGGTGTTGGCTGTATCAATCACAGACTTTTGCAGGTAGGCTTCCTGGGCTGTGGTCATTTCTGTTCCGGGGATGCCAATGCCTTTCAGCTCATCAGACCGGAAAACCTTAACCTTAATGCCCATAGCCTTAGCCTGTTCAGACAGGTCACTAACCACAGCATACACACCCACACTCCCTACGGAAGCTGAAGGGCTGACCACCACCCGGTCAGCAGCACTGCCAATCCAATAGGCACTGCTGTTCATAGACCCGGCACTGAAGGCAATGGTGGGAATTTTCAGCCCCCGGATTTTGGAAGCCAATTCTTCAACCCCATCCACAGTGCCACCATCAGAATTGATGTTGAAAACAATTTGCTTGGGGTTGGCTGCAACAGCCTGGTCAATCCAATCATCCAGCACTTCAACATCAGCTGCGCCAATGGCTTCAATGGGGCTTAGACCCTTGCCAATCATCCCAACCACCGGGATAACATAAGTGCTACCAACCTGGTAGGGCTTGGGTGCTTCCCCAAAAAACTTGGAAATCAGGTCTGTGAAGCCAAGCTTTTCAGTGGTAGCCAGATGCTGTTGGGCAATCTGGTAATCCACCAGGAAAACCTTTTGACCGGTGATGGCTTTAATAAGGCTGCGCATAATTAAATGATAAGGGTGTTTAGTTTAATAGTGTCAGGAATTTGTTTCTTCCTTCTCAGTGCTGTTGCCATTTTCAGTGTGGGGCATTACCCATCAATCTAATTGTGCGGATGCAGCTAAGGCTGCGCTTTATGAAGATGCCTTTACCCAGGCTGCTAAGACCCTAGACCTGTCCGGAAGATTTTCCTGGGTAGAAATCCAACGCATCCTGCTGCGGGGTGCTTTGCGGGATGGGGATAGTTTTGCCTATTTCGTCCAGGATGAAGAAGGTAACCCCAAAATTCAGATGCTGGAAAGCCACCGGGTTGGTAATCCTGCCGGTGAACCTGTCCCGGCTGGAATGATTGATGGGGTGCTGTTTGATAGTGTTGGGCGCATCAAAGCCTTCAACATCCTGGAAGGCACAGGCAAAAGCAAGCTGCGCCCTGCTTCCTCAATCCGGCAGATTTGTGAACAAGATTATTCTTCTGGTAGCCGGGGACTGCCCTTGCTCCAACATTCCTGGACAGACATTCAAAGTGAAGATGAGCTGCTGAAATTGGAAATGCTGGCTGTTAGGAATGATGCAGACTTTACCCGGGTGCTTAACAAGCAAGGGGGCTTTGTAGCTGGTCAGCTGAAGGATGAGCTGGGCGGGTCTGGCAGTAATGGTGAAGTGCTTGCCAGGAAACTAGGTGGCAAACTTGCTGTGCTTGAACCAGGGGAAAGCCTAACCAGCATTGGTTCAAATCGTCCCAGCAATAACTTTGTGGCTTTCCTGGAAGCAGTGCAGAAAGACATTGCCCGGGGAACAATTCCCTATGAATTCACCAGCAACCCAGGTCAGGCTGGTGGCGCAGCCCTGCGTTTGATTGCAGCCAAGGCTGACCGCATCTTTAGCCGGTGGCAGACCATCCTGATTGAGAAGCTTTGCACCCCGGTTTATCTGTATGTGATTGGGACAATGATTGACCGGGGGCAACTGCCTGACAGCCCGGATTGGTGGAAGGTGTCCTGGACTACCCCCAAGCGCCTAACCATTGACGCTGGTAGGGATGCAGCTGCTGACCGGGCTGATGTGGAATTGGGTCTGCTTTCTATGTCTGAGCTTTATGCCCAGCGGGGACTAGACCTGCGAACAGAAATGACTAAGCGTGCTGCTGACTTTAAGTTTATTATGCAGCTTGCTGAGCAGGAAGGCATCGCCCTATGGACCATTTAC